GTAGCCTTGAACTACGCCGTATCTGGCGTATTCGGCTCTGGTGCCTCAGGAAGTGTGGTTCCTGTTGTTGCTCAACAAGGCACCGGCTCAAGTGCTTCTGGGCAGACAGGTTCGGTCACACCGGCATTGTTCTTCGCTGTAACCGGTGTATCCGGGGCAGGTGATGTCGGCACCGTAGCGGAAAGCGTCAACGATACGGTTCTGGCTGTCGGTGTTTCTGGCGAAGGTCAGACCGGCACTGTTTCTTCCGTCGTTTCCCCGGTCATAGTCGGTGTCTCGGCAAGTGCTAACGTAGGCACTGTCGCTGTCAGCTATAGCAGCGTCCAAACCCCCACGGGCGTAAGTGCGTCCGGTGCTATCGGGGACGTATCTCTGCGTGTTGACAACGCAGAGATTCCAGCGGGCGTATCCGGCTCTGGTCAGGTAGGCACGGTATCGTTTGTATTTGTTGCGAACGTAACCGGTGTAAGTGCCACGGGTTCCGTTGGTCTGGTACAGGCGAACATTGCCTTTGCTGCCTCGGGGGTTGCTGGTTCTGGTGAGGCGGGGTCTGTCACCGAGCTTGTATCCAACAACGTTAGCGGTGTTTCCGGTAGTGCCCAGACAGGCGTAGCAGCCTCTGCTGTGATTGCCCCAGTTACTGGGGTCTCTGCCTCTGGTGCCACGAACACCGTGGTACCTCTGTTCCGTCCCGGAATCAACGGGGTACAGGGCACGGGACAGATTGGTCAGGCTTCCCCGAACTATGCTCTGGTTGTTACCGGGGTAAGTGGCACCGCATCTTCTGGAACGGATTCTCGTTCCGTTGTGATTGCAAGGGCGGTTGGCTCCCAAGCAGTCGGCTCCATTACTCCTGTAAACACTAACTTCACTGGGGTAATTGAAGCCACAGGGGTTCGTGCCTCCGGTGCGGTTGGTACTGCGGTTGCTGTATATTGGACCGTGGTCCCTGATTCTCAAACCCCTGATTGGGTTGATGTTACTGGTGCTCCGGCGGATAATTGGTCCTTGGTCCCTGACCCTCAAAACCCGAATTGGTCTGACTTTGATATGGCTGCGTGAGGCATAAATGGCAATTAACTACACAAATTTGTTGGGTCTTGCAAAACCCGTCACAGGCACCGAGTCAAACACTTGGGGTGACGTGGTCAATGACCAAATCACAGAACTCGTTGAAGAGGCGATTGCCGGTTCGGTTTCTTTGAACGTGACCGCCGGAAACGTGACGCTGACGGATACGCAGGGCGCTGCCAATCAGGCGCGTGCTGCTGCTCTGATTATCAGTGGTAGTCCCGGCGTGTCTCGTAACATCATCGCCCCCAGCCGAGACAAGACCTATTTCGTGGTCAATGGCTCCGACAGTGATGTTGTTATCAAAGGCTCGGCAACCACGGGTGCAACTGTAAGTAGTGGCACTAGGGCTGTTGTTACATGGAACGGGACTGACTTTGTGGTCATTGCCGGTTCGGTTATCAGCCTTACCAGCCAAGTGACTGGAACTCTCCCTGTATCAAATGGTGGTACTGGGGCTTCTTCGATTACGTCTGGGGCAATCGTTCTTGGCAACGGTTCTTCAGCAGTCAACACCTTGGTCGGTTCTTCTGTGGGTCAAATTCCGCAGTGGAATGGTTCTGCTTGGACCGTAGGCACTTTGCCTTCTACTGGTGTGGTGAGCGTATCGGCCAGTTCTCCCCTTGCGTCTAGTGGCGGTTCAACCCCGAACATCAGCTTCACTGGAACCTTGGCAGAGGCTAACGGCGGCACTGGAGAGACCACATATTCCAGCGGTGAGCTTCTGATTGGTAATAGCTCGGGTGGTTTGTCCAAGGCAACTCTTACTCAGGGTTCTGGCATCTCAATCATCAACGGAAGTGGTTCGATTACCATTTCCTCTACCGGAAGTACGGGCATCACGAGCTTCAGCATCAGCGGTGGTACAACGGGGCTTGGTTTTAGTCCGGGGACAATCAGTAGTAGCGGTGCTACCACAACCATGTCCGGTACTCTTGCCACAAATAATGGCGGTACCGGCGTAGCAGCGGCCTCCTTGGACGCGGCGGGGATTGTAACAAAAACGGATAATCAAACAATTAGTGGGGAAAAACAATTTAATGCATCGAGTGCCGGTGTTTCTATTGGAAGACCAGTTACGGATGGCGTAGGACGCTGGGGAAGCACTTCAGCAAGGTGGTTTTCGGTGGTTTCCCAAAACTTTAATGTTTCAGATAGTTCTTCTTTTTCGGGTGATTCCGGGGGTACTTTTGTCACCTTGGGGACGGGATATCTGGCTCGCTTTGTAGTCACAAACACGATTGTTGGTCCCAACGGAGACAATAACATGTCACTGGGGAGTTCCAGTGGAAGATGGTCTGTTGTTTATGCGGCTACAGGGACTATTAACACTTCTGACCTTCGTGAAAAAACGGAGATTCAGCCCACGGACCTTGGGCTAGATTTTATTAAAAAGCTAGAGCCGGTCTCGTACAAGTGGAAAGTTGGTGGGACAGTAATAACCGCCATTCCGGACGAAAATCCGGACACGTCTTCCGGTTTTGGGGCCTCCTTAGACAGACCAGTAAATACCACGTCTATTCCGGGGAAAAGAAAACATTACGGTTTGATTGCTCAGCAGGTTCAAGAGGCCCTTCAAGGCAAAGACTTTGGCGGCTTTATATATGACCCTGAACAAGACCATTATGGTCTGCGATATGACCAATTTATTTCCCCTTTGATTAAGGCTGTTCAGGAGCTTAGCCAAGAAGTAACCGAACTAAAGGCTCGTCTTGAGGCTCTTGAAAACCAATGAGTAGACTCCCTGTAGCTGCCCTAGCACTTAGCGCATCGGCGTTAGTGGGTTTGGCTGTACACGAGGGTTATCGTGGAGAGGCTTACGAACCGGTCAAGGGTGATGTGCCTACAATAGGCTTTGGTACTACAGAAGGGGTGAAGATGGGGGACAAAATAACCCCTGAACGTGCCCTTGTACGTCTGCTTAACGATGCAAACAAGTTTCAAAAGGCAGTGAAAACCTGCGCTCCTGTGCCAATGCACAGCTACGAGTTTGATGCATATGTTTCACTTACATACAACATCGGGGCAGGGGCGTTTTGCAAATCTACGCTGGCTCGTAAGTTGAACGCAGGGGACTACGAAGGTGCCTGTGCTGAAATTCTTCGTTGGGATAGATTCAATGGCAAGCCTCTCCCCGGCCTGACAAAACGTCGTATGGAGGAGTACCAAAAATGCTTGGGCTCTTAGTTAATCGGTGGGTTATCGGCGGAGTAGTCGTATTAGCGGTCATGGTAGGTGCCTACCTGAAGGGCATGGGCCACGGTAAGGACATCATTCAAAAACGTTGGGACGCAGAGAAGGTTGTTCAGGAACGCTTAGTTCAAGAGCACAACAATCGTCTGCGCGAAACAGAGCGCAGCATGCAGAAGAAGGCGGATGACATCGCCAAGGAGAAGCAGAATGAACTGGAAAAACTCAAGCGTAGTCATGCTTCTATTGTTGCAGGCCTGCGCCAGCGCCCCAGCCGTGACACCAGTCACCGGGTGCCCGATTATCCCGGAAATGCAGAAAGCCCCGCCGCCTGTACGGGAGCCCAACTTTCTAGAGAGGATTCAGAATTTCTTGTCGGGGAAGCTGCCAGAGCAGACCAAATCCGAACCGAACTAGAGGCTTGTTACGTACAATACGACAAAGCCAAGCAACTTATGGGTCAGTGAAATGGGTTACTTCAGGCTGTTTATCAAGCCGGGTATAGACAAGCAGAACACCGAGTACGGTGCTGAGGGCGGATGGGTCGATGGAGACTACATCCGCTTTCGCTATGGTCTGCCGGAAAAAATGGGCGGATGGGCCACGTTCGGTGATGCTCCGGCTTATCTTCTTGGTTCTGTTGTTGACGTGATTTCGTGGAACTCCTTGGACGGGGTTCCTTATGCCATCTTTGGTACATCCAGAAAGTTGTACGCTTTCAGCGGTAGTGAGTGGTCTGACATCACGCCGATAAGGTCTACTGCATCTGGCGTTACTTTTACTACCACTGCTGGTAGCACAACAGTCACCGTCAACGACCCCTTGCATGGAGCGATTCAGGGAGACTTCGTGACGTTTTCTAACGTCACTGGTGACCCCGGGGGTATCCTTAACGCTGACCTGACCAATGAGTTTGAAGTCCAGTTAGTAACCAGCACTGGGGCCTACACGATTGTTGTCCCTAACGCAGCCTCTTCTACTGCCTCCGCCGCTGGAAGCGCAGACGCTGAGTACCAGATAAACGTTGGGGCAGAAGACAACTATTTTGATTACGGCTGGGGAACGGGCACGTGGAACCTGTCTACGTGGGGCACCCCGAGGCCGGAAGGTAGCGGCGGACTTCAACTGTTCTCTCGCGGGTGGCAGTTCGATGCCTTCGGTGAAGACGTGGTCTGCCAGCTTGTAGATGGTTCTGCTTACCTATTCGATACCAGTGCCGGTATTGGCAATAGAGCTACCCTTATCTCTGGCGCTCCGACAAAGAGCAAGTTCGCTCTCATCTCTACCCCTGACAGGCACTTCGTTTGTTTTGGCACGGAAACCATTATCGGAGACCCGTCAAGCCAAGACCCGATGTTCGTTCGCTTCTCTAACCAAGAAGACCTGACCACGTTTGCCGAGAGTGCGACTAATACTGCCGGCGGTCAGCGGCTAACGGACGGTAGCCGTATCGTAAGTGCCGTCCGTTCGCGTGGACAGATACTGATATTTACCGACACTTCCCTGCATGGTATGCAGTATGTTGGGCCTCCGTATACCTTCGGGTTCAGCCAGCTTGGCGCAAACTGCGGCTGCATCGGGGTCCACGCTGCGGTAGACGTGAACGGTCTTGCTTTCTGGATGGGACCGCAGGCCTTCTACGTGTTTGACGGTACGGTCAAGAAACTGCCTTGTACCGTCCAAGACTACGTGTTCAAGGACTTCAACATGGTCCAAGGCAGCAAGGTCTATGCCGGCGTTAACTCTCAGTTCAATGAGGTAACTTGGTGGTATCCGTCTGCTGCGTCTGATGCAATCGACCGGTTTGTGACGTACAACTACCTAGAGAACGTCTGGTCCACTGGCTCCATGGCGAGAACCGCTTGGGAAGACATCGGAACCTATGTGTATCCGATTGCGGCGGAATACCTGCCAGACAACAACTCGTCCACCATCTCTACTATCTACGGCCTTACGGCAGGTCGCGCCTTGGTTTACGACCAAGAGTTTGGCTACAACGCAAACGGCGCGGCGCTGGACTCGTATATCCAGTCTGGTTATTTCGACATCGGGGACGGTGACGAAGTCATGTTCATGAATCGGTTCATCCCTGACTTCAAGAATCAAGTGGGTGACCTCTCGGTCAACACGCTTCTCCGCCTGTACCCAGCGGCGGATGCGACGAACAGTTCTCTCGACCCATACACCGTTGCGCCTAACACGCAAAAGGTCGATACCCGTGCCCGTGGTCGCCAGATTGCTCTTCGTATTCGTAGCAATGTTGTCGATGGTAATTGGCGGTTTGGCACCATGCGGGTAGACATCCAACCGGACGGCACCCGATGAGTAAGCTTTTCAACGTACGCCTACCAAACGCCTCCCAGCAGCAGTACAGCGCGGAGGCGTTCAACCAGCTTGTGCGTTCGTTGGAGCAGGTAATTCTTCAGCTTAACTCTACCTACGGCTCTGACTACGACCAGTCTTTGTCCGGCGCGGCTTCGTGGTTCACGACTGGTGGCGCTGGGGGTGGAGGCTTTTCTGCTGGTATTCGTGGCCCTCAGTTGAGTAACGGCATCACACTGCCGTATGCCATGCTTATGTCTGACCAAGACCAGTCAAGCGCGGGCATAACCTCTGAGAACCTGATTACGTACAACCAAGTTGTTCTGTCTCGCGGAATTACCGTGGAGAGCAACTCCAGAATAAAAGTGCCTTGTTCTGGTCAGTATCTGGTGTCTTTTTCCCTTCAGGTCACTAACCGTGGGAACGCTGTTCAGGAATTTGAAGTGTGGGCCAAGAGCAC